CGCCCTATTTGATAAGATAAAGCGTGAGCCACCTATGGGTGCTGACATTGCACAGGACGTTTTGTCCAAGCTATTTCAGCGTGTGATTGGCGAGGACATCGCTAGTCTTGGTGTAGACTACGTGTCCGGTAGCAAGAGTAGCCTTGAGCCTTTACGGCATTTGCTTGAGCAATATGGAGATGACTTCACTCCTAATCTTAACATTGAGTGGGATGACATCGACATGGACACACTGATGTCCAAGGCTGACCTTGAGGCACGGTGGTCCTTCAATATATCCAGCCTAACACGCAAGGTGGATGGTGTGAACGATGGTCACCTGATTGAAGTGGGCGCACGGCCAAACACAGGTAAGACATCCTTCCATGCCAGTCTGATTGCTGCTCCCGGTGGATTTGCAGCACAGGGGGCTAACTGCATTGTTCTGTGTAATGAAGAAGGATACCACCGGGTGGGTGCGCGATATCTTACGGCGGCTACCGGGATGACCATGCAGGAGATAAAGAACAATCCTAGTGCGGCACGTGACCTGTATGCACCTGTTAAGGAACGCATCAAGATTAAGGATGCTACTGGCCGTGATATGGCATGGGTTGAATCTGTATGTAAGTCGTACAAGCCTGACATCGTGTTGCTGGACATGGGTGATAAGTTTGCCAAGACAGGTGGTTTTGCCCGTACTGATGAAGCACTCAAGGCTAATGCTGTTCATGCCCGTATGATTGCCAAAGAGTATGGCTGTGCCATTTTCTACATGTCCCAACTATCTGCAGAGGCAGAGGGCAAAGTGCTGCTAAATCAGAGCATGATGGAAGGCAGTCGGACAGGCAAGGCAGCAGAGGCTGACCTGATGATTCTGATTGCTAAGAACCCACCTGTTGAGGGTCAGGATGAAGAGGATACCCAGCGTCATCTGAATGTTGTCAAGAATAAGTTGACAGGATGGCATGGAAGTATACACTGCGAACTTGAATACAAGACAGCGAGGTATACAGCATGAAGCTAACACTTGACGTAGAGAACACCGTTACCAAGCGTGATGGTAAGATGCACCTTGACCCATTTGAGCCAGATAATACGCTGGTCATGGTGGGTATGCTCACAGACCAAGGCCAGTGCCTGACGTTTCCATTTGACCACGCTGACCGTCCCAATCAGGACGACTACTACGAGCGTGTGCAGATGATGCTGGATGAAGCCGCTGTGCTTATCTGCCACAACGCAGCACACGACTTGCTGTGGCTGTGGGAGAGTGGGTTCAAATACGATGGCCCTGTGTACGATACGATGCTGGCAGAGTATGTAATGCAGCGTGGGCAGAAGGAGCCGCTATCGCTTGAGGCATGTGCGGAGCGTTACGAACTGGACACCAAGAAGCAGGATACTCTCAAGGAGTATTTCGCCAAGGGTGTTAGCACCCGTGACATTCCGTACAACGAACTGACTGAGTACCTTATCGCTGACCTTGAGGCTACGCAGCAGCTTTCCGATAGGCAGATGCTCAAGCTAAATAGCAAGGAAGACAGTGGCTTACGTGGTACTGTTGACCTGACCAATCAGGTGGCTGTGTGTCTTGCTCGTATCTATCAGCGCGGTTTCAAGGTAGACATGTCTGCACTACAAACTGTGCAATCAGAGTTTGAGCAGGAGCGTAGTGACCTGATTAATAGTTTGCAAAGCCATGTTAAGAAACTGATGGGGGATACACCTATCAATCTTAACAGCCCAGAGCAGCTTGGCTGGGTGGTATATGGTCGCAAGGTTATTGACAAGGCAGAATGGGGTCAGAACATTGACCCATATATGGACGGCCCCGACTTTAATAATATAGTGCAGTATGGCACAGAACTTTTGTACAAAACAAAAGCAGAGCAGTGCAGCACATGCAAAGGCACAGGCCAAGCCTACAAGACACGCAAAGATGGTAGCCCATTCAGTCGTCCACACAAGTGCAAAGACTGCAACGCACAGGGCTATGTCTTTAAGCCTACATCTACACGGGCAGGGTTACGTTTTAAGCCGCCGTCAGCCAAGTGGCTTAGTGCTAATGGCTTTAGCACGAGCAAAGGCAACCTTGAGACATTGGAGAAAGCAGCACGTGTCAAAAATATGACAGATGCTGTGGAGTTCTTGTCAAAAGTTCGACGCCTGTCTGCCGTGGAAACATACCTGTCATCATTTGTTGAAGGCATTCGCACTCACACAAAGAGTGATGGCAAGCTGCATGTCCGTTTATTGCAGCATCGCACGGCCACTGGTCGTTTTTCTGGGGCAGACCCCAACATGCAGAACATGCCAAGAGGTGGTACATTCCCGGTAAAGAAGGTGTTTGTATCACGGTTTAATAACGGTAAGATTATGGAAGCTGACTTTGCACAGTTAGAGTTCCGTACTGCCGCATACTTATCACAAGATGGAGTTGCAATTGAAGAAGTGTCTACTGGATTTGATGTACACTCATACACCTCTAAAGTTATTACCGATGCTGGTCAGCCTACGAGCCGACAGGATGCGAAAGCGCATACATTCGCGCCGTTATATGGAGCGACTGGCTTTGGAAGAACGCCAGCGGAAGCAGAATACTACACGCACTTCACGCAGAAATATCAAGGCGTGGCCGATTGGCACTCCCGACTGGCTAAAGAAGCTATAAACACAGGCAGGATTATTACACCTTCTGGAAGAGAGTTTTCTTTTCCTAATGTTGTACGTAAGTCCAGCGGTAGAGTGTCACACTTTACACAGATAAAGAACTATCCTGTGCAGTCGTTTGCTACGGCAGACATAGTGCCGCTGGCCCTACTACACATTGATAAACTACTTGACGGCATGCATTCATGTGTGGTAAATACTGTGCATGATTCAATCGTCATTGACGTTCATCCAGATGAAGAAAGGAGAGTTATCAACATAATACACCAGACTAATGAAGAGTTGCCTAACTTGATTACTATACGTTGGGGGTTAGTATTCAATGTACCGCTTCTTCTTGAAGCAAAAATCGGCCCCAACTGGCTTGACACACACGATGTGTCATGATATAACTATGGTTTTAAAACTCAAAGGAAGGAGTATAAAATATGGAATTGACCACCATTGATACTAACAACTATGCCATGATGGCGAAGGCTATGGGCATGTCGGCAGATGTTTCTGACAAGAAGAGCAGCAGCCTTCCGCGTCTGCGCATCAACCATTCTCCCATTATTGGCTCAGACAAAGTGCTGGTAAAGGCTGGCACATTCCGTCTGGAAGTTCCAGATGGACCCACTTACTACGGGGAGTCTGCAATAATTCGTCCCTATATGCAACGCTTTATGTATAAGCGTTTCATCAAAGGTATGGGGGATATACCTAACCGTTACGTTAAGACTGTAATGGCTGATAACCTGAACATGGACCTGAAAGATAATGACGGAGGGTTTAACTGTGGTAAACCGGCTGGGTACATTGAGGACTTCAAAGCCCTTCCGCAAACCATGCAGGACTTAATTCGTCAGATTAAGCGGGTACGCGCGGTATTTGGGACGATTGAACTTATCAACGCTGTTACACCAAAAGGTGACTCCGTAGAAGTGGATGTTCATCCATTTATCTGGGAGATTGACAATCGTGATGCATTCAAGGAGATAGGCGGTGTCTTTACTAAGTTAGCGAAGATGCAACGTCTGCCTGTACAGCATGATATTGTTCTCAATACTATGCAACGTGAATTGCCAAACGGTAACAGTTTTTATCTTCCTACAGTTGCACTTAACCTTAACAATACACTGAGCATTGAAGAGACGGAGCATAACACCTTCAGTGACTTTCTTTCTTGGATTGAGAACTACAATACCTACATTCTCAATGCTTGGACTGAAAAGGCTAACGAGAAGATGGAAGAAGACGATATTGACGTAGTCGATGACTTAGTTGATATCGAAGTTGAAGAGGTAGCGTAATGAATCACCCTGCTGAACTGGCTGTGCATCAGTACATGGAGAATGCTACTAATGGTAAGTCCACTATGTCAGAGGATACCATTAAACAGGTAGGTCAAGATGTAATGAATGCACTTCAACGCCAGTTTGGTGGGGGTAACAAGCGTGACGAGTTTGGTCTGCGTATGTCAAACGTAGGTAGGCCAACTTGTCAGCTTTGGTTTGAAAAGAATGAACCAGAGAAGGCGTTACCCTTTCCAACAACATTCGTAATGAACATGATGCTTGGAGACATCGTTGAGGCTGTCTTTAAGGGACTACTCAAGGAGGCAGGAGTACAATATGAAGAAGACGAAAAGGTTACTCTACAGCTTGACGACGATACATCCATCACTGGCACCTATGATATTGTTATTGATGGTGCTGTTGATGATATCAAGTCAGCATCTAATTGGTCGTATACTAACAAGTTTGAGTCCTTCGACACTCTTAGACAGGGTGATGCTTTCGGGTATATAGCGCAGCTTGCTGGCTATGCCAAAGCGTCAGGTAAACGTGCCGGTGGATGGTGGGTTGTAAACAAGGCTAATGGTCAGTTTAAGTATGTACCGGCTACAGGTCTTGATGTTGATGCAGAAGTTAGTAAGATTAAAGATACAGCAGATACTATAGAAGAGAACAGGTTTGAGCGTTGCTTTGATGCTGTTCCTGAGACATTCCGTGGTAAGCCTACAGGCAACACTATACTTGGCACTGAGTGTGGCTTCTGCCGCTATCGCTTCTCTTGCTGGCCAGAACTACAGGAACGACCTGCTGTGGCTTCACAGGCAAAGCAGCCTAAGACGGTGGCATATGTGACATTGGCAGATGAGTATAAGAACACGGACTTCTTCAAGGGAAGAGCCATGTAATGCATAACCATAAAGCATTCCGTGCAGCACGGAAGTATGGATACAGAAGTGGACTAGAGCATAAGCTGTCTGTCTATCTGGATGAATTAAAAGTTTCATATGATTATGAAACTATAAAGATTGAATGGGAAGACCTTGCCTATCGCACCTATACTCCAGACTTCGTGCTGGACAACGGCATCATCATTGAGACTAAGGGTATGTTTACAGCAGCGGATAGGCGCAAGCATCTTGCAATTAAGAAGCAACATCCTAAGTTAGACATTCGCTTCGTGTTTGAGAATAGCAGACGCAAGCTACGCAAGGGTGCTAAGTCCAGCTATGCTGAGTGGTGTATCAAGTATGGGTTTAGATACTATGACCGCATCATTCCTGAAGACTGGCTCAAAGAAAAGGGCAGGAACAGGCATCCTAAGTTTATCAAGTTTAGTGGAACCAAAGTGAAAAGGAGATAACATGATAGATAAAAAGTTCAACAATGAGGATATTGTAGTTCGTATCCGTCCTAGTATGGATAGTAAAGACTATGAGTGGACAGGAGAGATTGATATTAGTATTATTTCTTTTCCTGATAACCCGCTTGATGATGAAGACTATTCACAACTGATGCACTTTACTAAAATGATGTGCGCTGCCGTACCCATCATGGAAAACAGTGAGACTATAAGAGATGCAATTCATAATTATGTCATGGAAATGGATGACGAAAAAGAAGAAGAAAAAGAAGACAACACTCTTGTAATTACGGGTGAGGATGGCAATATAGTACACCTAGACTTCAGGAGTAAAACTAAAGGGAGTGCATGATGAGACACGAAGAGTACATGAAGCAAGCTATGAAAAAAGATATGGTCAACAATCCAGTACACTATAACAAGTCTGGCATTGAGTGCATTGAAGCTATTCGCGCATCAACAGGTGATGGCTATGAGTATTACTTGCAGGGCAATATCATGAAATATCTGTGGCGTTATCGCTACAAAAATGGCACAGAAGACTTAAAGAAAGCACAGTGGTATCTTAGCAAGCTAATAGAGGAAGTAGAAGGCTGCTACGATGAGAGTTAAAATTTATCTGACTGTCGATATTGACCCGGAAGATTATCCTGTTCCTGCTGACGGTGATGTGACAGAAGAATTAGAAGAGTATGTGTATGACACGTTCTACGATATCGATGGAGCAGAAATTATAAGTATCAAAACAAAAATGGAGTGACACATGAACAATTATCTACCAACAGACTATCAGAACTTCATTGCCCTTTCACGGTACGCACGGTGGAAGGAAGATGAGCAGCGTCGTGAGACATGGGGAGAGACAGTCGCACGATACTTTGATTATATGTT